GGAACTGTTACTGTGTTTGCAGGTCTTGATACTTTATCTACTAAAGTGGTTGCATTTGTGAATATTGCACCACTAGTTAAAGGTGAATGCCTTATAATATAATGTGATAAATCAAGATCAGCCACAGGTGTCCAAGATAAATGTGCTTCTGTTCCTATCACATTAACTTGAAAATTTGTTACATCTGCAGGTGGTTCTGTTTTACCCACAACTTGATGCTGTGCTGTAACAAAATCAGATTTACTTAATCTAGAAATCCCTCTTGCTCTAACATCATAAACTGCACCATCTTCTACATTTACTAATTCAAATAAATTAGCGCTTGATTTACCTAAATTGATAAATTGTGTATCTGCTGCTTTTTTTGCTTGAACTTCAAAATCAATAACTCTTGCACTTCCACTAACAACATTAACAGTTAAAACAGATACAGCTTCTTCATTAAAAACCCTTAATTCATCTGATACTGATATTGATGGTGTAGTAACCACAAATGGATCTGGCAATATTGTGTTATCTTGCTGAAATACTTTTTCTTCAGCATCCCAATCATAAACAGCACTATTTAATTCCCTTAGAACTAAATCAACTCCCATAACAGGTATTCCATTTGCATCATTTTCAAATACAATATCCCATTCTCCAACTTCAAAAACCTTAGAGCTAAATCCAAATCTAGTATTAGTAATAGATACTGTATCCCCTACATTCAATTGAAATGCTTTTAATTTGCAAGGCATACTCAAAGTTATTTGTTGCCTATTCCTAAATAAAGCTATTTTAGCTAATCTTTGTGCCATAGATGAAGAAGTTGTATATGGCAAATCTAAATCTAAAAATATTTGTTCACCATTATCTTCATTCTGGAAAGTTGTGGATGTAAATGCAGGATAATCTGCAGCAATATAATTGTTATCTGGTGAAGTAAAAATCCCTTTAACTGCATTATAATTATCACGTCTTGATCTTCTTGATTGTAATGAAATTGAACCTCTTAAATCACCCTCATCTAATGTTACAGTTGGAGTTACATATTTAGCTGCTTTTGTTTTAAATGTGCCATTAGAAAAGATAACTGACCCACCCATAGAAGTTAAAAGATTTTCTAATATCTGTTTAGGACTACCATTGCTTTCAAATGTTCCATTTATTGTATATCGGCTTTCTGTTCCACCACCAGACAAAGCAACATTTTCATCACATATATCAGCAGCAGTTGTAAAAGATGTATCATCTATCTCATCAGATGAAGCATTAAACCCATAAATACTATCAGTTAAATAATCTCTAATAGCTAAAGCAGGATTTGTTGAGTAAACAGTTGTTGATGTTCTAGGATCATATAACTTCTTTCCTTGAACTATAGCTGATATATTTGGCAATCCATTAGGAAATGCATCAGCATTAAATTCTAATCTTGCATAAACATAAGCTATCCCACTAAGTTTATGATCTGCTGTCCATTTACCATTACTTTCTGCAATAAGATCAGTATCTGCTGCTTGTGTTGGTGATCCTAGATGTTTATTAATTCTAATTAAATTTGCATATTGTGTTGGAGCAGTACAATTACCACTTCCATCTAATGTAATTGCAGTATCATTAATATATATTTGCCCTATAGAATTAACTTCATGTGATGCCATTAAAATAACTAGATGAAGATATTTATCATTTTCTGTACTTTCTGCAAAACCTAGAACACCAGAAACCCTTGTTTCACCATAAATCATTCTTCTAGCAACAGTTGGTTGCTTAATCATTTGTGTTCTATTTTGACTTTGAGAAGAAAAATCTGAGAAGCTAGGAAGTTTAGGTTTAGGTGAAAATGTTTGCAAAGCTGCTGTTGATGCTGCAGTTACTACATATGCTTTAGCAAAAAATACCAAACTACTTCCACCAGTAGTAGGAGCAAGAAAGACTGCTGCTGCTGCTGCCACTAATGTTGCCGGGTTAGTTAATGCTTTAACAAAATTTTTAAAAAATCCCATTAACTACCCCATAATATTTCTTTATCTTGTAAATCAGCAATAAATTCTAATCCTTTATCATTTGGATAATCTATCTTCTGATCTTCAGATGTATATCTTCTTTCTCTGCTTCTTTCTAAATCGATTAATCTACTTTCGGCAGTAATACCTATATTAGCTGTATCACCACTATCTTCTATGCCCATTGTATCCATACGACCACTAAACATCAAATAGGGATCAGCAACAACAGCATTATTACTATCTAATAATCCTAAATATAATTTAGCAGGTCTGCCTTGATAAGTTTCATTTAATGCACTTGATATTAATTCAGATGGTATTCCAGATAGACTTATGTTTATTCCATTAGCTTGAATATCAGCAGTTTCGCTTATTTGAGAAACATTAAGAAAATCCCCAGAACCAATGTAAGTTGTGCCACCAAAACTAATATCTCCATAGCCTGTCCAAGCAAGAAAATTACCTCCATCAAATTCTAAATCAATTGCAAAAAAAGGTGAAAGCGAATTGCTTTCTAATATAGTATTGACTGCACTTGTTATATCCCTGCTCATATCGCTTCTGCTGCTCCAAAAGTCATAGAATAAATGCCATCTGAACTAATAGACCAATTATGTGTAGGTGTTGTTAACCTAAATAAACCAACTGCACTAGATACCACAACTGTCGCATCATCAGATGGTGATGATCTTAAATCTGGATAAATAGTTAATTCAACTTCCCCAGATCCATTACTATCTGCATCATCTAAAACTTTATATAATCTAGCTGTTGCTGCAGAACCTAATTGAATATAATCACCTGCTTTTAAATAGCCAGTTTGACTTGCAGGAACACCATCAATATTAAGAGTGTCACCTGTTTGACTAGCACCATTAACTAAAGGTGTGCCGGGAGAACTTGAAGCAGTTCCTCTAGGTGTTGCACTATTGGGATCACCTAATAAAAAAGTTCCAAAACTACCATATAATTTTATAAAAAATGTGTTCCAGACTTCAGCATCTGCTCTTTTCATAGGTGGTAAAGTTACATCAGCTTCAAATCTTTGTCCTAAATTTTTAAAAACTTGTTGCTGATATGTAAAAGGTGATGCAGTAGTTCCTACTGAATTTCTAGCAATAAAATTGACCGATTGAACACCTGTTACTGTAGGTAATGTTAATGGATATGTTATAGCCATCTTTTATGCTCCAAATGCTGATCCGAATTGTCCACCTCTACGTCTAGCATCATAAACTGCACCTTTTGCAGCTTCAGCTATTTGTGGCAACATTCCTAAAACTTCTGTTCTAACTGTTTGTGCAACTCCTGTACTTAGGTTAATGGTTTGATTAACAACAACACCTGCACCACCACTTAATTTATCATTAGGCACAATAGATCCACTTCTACTAGGAACAAATAACTCTGCACCTCTTTCACCTACCATATATGCTTGACCTCTTTGAACAGATCCACCTATAGCTTTCCCTGTTGGTGTTGCACTAGGAGTTCCACTAATTGCAGATGTAACAAATCCAAATAATTGATCTGTAATATATTTTTTTATTAACATTCTAGTTAAATCACTAATAATTGAATTAGCCATATCTCTAAAGGCATCTTTAGCAGAAACTGTACCTTTTATCACTCCTAATAAACTATCTTCTAATCCACCTAATGCCTTAACAGTCATTTTTTCTATTGATTGAGTTAGATTATCAGTTGTTTCTTGATATTTTTTAACTCCACTTTCTACACCTTGAAAAATTTGACCCATTAAAGTTAATTCTTTTGTTGTTTCTTTTAAATCAATATTTAAATCTTTTTGCCTTGTTCCAACTCTCCTAATGAGTTCATCCATTTTAGTAAAATCAATATTAATTTCTTTTAATTGGTCAAAGTTTTTAAAAATATCTCTTGTAAAAGGTGAAAAAGTCATAATCGCATTTATAACTTTTATCATTCCATTTAAAAAACCTTGCAAAGCTACAACAACATTTTTCAATGATTGTAAAAACTCACCTGCCAAAGTTCTTCCAAAAGCACTTACATTTTCATTAGAACCTTTAATAGTATCTAATATTTTATCTTTTAAAATTGTTGCTAAATATTCTAATGCAGGTGCTAAAGCTGAAACAGTTTGATCTGTAATACCTTTAAATAATTTGCTTAATTTTAGAACAGCATCATTAGCTTTTTCAACACCTTGAACTGCAGATCCAGATAACAATGTTCCTAAATCATCTGCTTCTTTAAATAAGTTTCCTAATTCTTCAGAACCTAATTTGAGAATATTGACAAATGCAACACCCTCACTATCAAAAAGTTTAAATGCTAATCTAACTTGTTCTGCACTACTTTCTACATTTCCAAAAGCATTAGATAATTGAAGCATTTGTTCTTGCAAAGGCAATCTTGATAATTTGTTAGCATCTATTCCGAGTTCTTTTAATGCACCTTTAGCTTCACCAGTTCCATTAGCTGCTTCTGCTAGTCTTCTCGTAAATCTTTGTGTTGCCATATCAACAGTTCTGATTTCAACACCAGATATTTCAGCAGCATATCTTAATGCACCTAATTCTTTAGTTGTAACACCTAATTTACTTGCTGTTTTCCCTAAAGTGTCAATGCTTTGTAAAGATGATTTAATTAATAAACCAAATCCACCAACACCTGCTAATCCAACTAATCCAGTTTTAAGACTGAATACAGCACTACCTATTCCCCTTAAACCTCTAGTGACACTTCTAAAGGCATTTCTGGTTGCATCAAGAGCAGTAATTTTAATTCTTGTTGGATCTGCCATCTTCTACTACCTTAAAATATGCTTGCCACTCATTTATATCAGATAAAGTTAAATGTTCAACTTCATCTATTGTTTTGTGCAAGCGATCTGCTAAAGCTAACAAATTAAACCTTAACAAATCGCTTTTTAGTTTTTTTCATGTTCCTCTGCTGAAACAACATCACCAAACATTTTTGCAGATAAATTAGCAACAATGTTTACATCTTCACTCATTAAAAATCGTTTATCTTCTAATGTGAATGCTTTCTCACCATCTTTGGTTTCAGCTTTCATTATTATAAGATCAACCATTCCATCTACAGTCATATCATTTAGAAAGTTTTTATGCTTTCTCTGCAACTTATTAATATCACCTGCAGTAATTGCGCTTGCATAAAGAATTAATGGAGTATTGTTTTCACCCCATTCTGGAACTTCAATAGTTCTTCTTTCTTTTACACGTCTAGCTGCTATCTGTTCACCTAATGACATTAATCACCTTTAAACAGTTGTAGCAGTTAGTGCGCCTGTACCTTGAAGAGTAAAAGATGCTTCAACCATACCATCAAATGATGAAGTGATTGTTCTACCTGTCACAATCGCAGTTCCAGAATAATAAGTGTCACCTGCTGTATCACCCTCTGGATATACTGCGAAAGTTACTGATGATCCAACTGAAAATGATACTTGACCATCTGTGTCTGTTTCATCCCAGAATACATCTACAGAACCACTAAATGTTTTTAATCCTGTTAGATATGTTCTTGAAGCATCACCCATTGTTGTATCTTCAATAGTGTCTGCTGTTTCTTCTAAGCTAAATGAGCGAACTTCAGCGATTGCATTTGCACCACTTTTAACTGTTCCCTCTGATCCTGCGTGTGTTGCCATTTTTATCTCCTTTTAAGCTGCAGTTTCTACGTCATTTTCTAAGGTTCTATAAA